TTAAAAAAAGGGAGCCCGAAGGCCCCCCAAAAAAGGTAGATTAGAAAAGCTTCCCGCTTTCCCTCTACTCTTGTAATAAAAACTTTAAAACATTTTCAGGATTTGTCTCAACGTATGGATCTGAATCACAGTCATCAGACATTCCAGCTTCAACAAACATCTTTTCAATAACACCATCGTTTACAACCATAGCGTATCTCCAAGACCTTGCACCAAATCCTAAATTGTCTTTGCGTACAAGCATATCCATTTTTTCAGTAAAATCACACGAACCGTCAGGTAAGAACTCAATGTTAGGAGCTCTTTGATCTTGAGCCCACGCATTCATCACAAAAGCATCGTTACAAGAAATACAATACACTTTATCAATACCAGCTTCAATAAAGTCCATCGACCTGGCTTGATAGCTAGGTACTTGAAAGTTAGAACATGTTGGTGTGAAGGCTCCAGGTAATGAGAAAGCAACGACTCTTTTACCAGTAAATAAATCACTGGTAGTTAATTCTTTCCATTCAAATTCACCAGATTCTACGTCTCGTGCACGCGTTTTAAAGATCGCGTCAGGTACTCTTTTGTTTTCCATAATAAATTCCTTATAGGTGGAGGGCATTGCGCCCTCCGTTCAATGTAGTTATTCGACTAAAAATTCTTTCTTATTGTCGATTTTAATTTTCTGAGGTCTTTTTGACTCAGGAATAATACGCTCAAGGCCAATGGTTAAAAGACCATTCTTGAAACTTGCTCCTTTAACGATAATGTCATCTGCAAGGTCAAAGTTACGCGTAAATTTTCTTTTAGAAATTCCCTTATGAATAAATTTATCATCAGCAGTTTCGCCAGTTTCGTACGTCGACTTAATTGCTAATTGATTTTCTTTTACTTCAATATCAACATCAGATTCATCAAGGCCAGCAAGTGCAAGTTCGATAGTGAACTTATCTTCGGCTTTATTGATTCTGATATTATAGGGTGGAAAACCTTGTGATCCATGCTGTGCAGGGTGGTTCTCAATTTCTACTAAACGATCGAAGATTCGATCAAATCCCACGGTGAACGGGGAAAGGTTGTGTATATTTAATCCAGTCATTTTTATCTCCTTTTATGCAAGATATAGTTATACTATGGTGGCTGTTAGCACACCGGTTATTGTAAGCCGATTATTCGTACCTACAAATCTATTTATTCAGTTTCTCTGTGCGCCTTTATAAATTGTTTAATATAATTTCGCAGTTCTCTTGATGCTGTTGTATCATCATCTTTACAGAGCTGAATGAATTCTTTTTTCTGCTCTTTATTTACTTTAATAAGCAGTGTATCATCTTTTATCATAATTTGTCACCTTTTTGTCACGTACTTGTAACATGTTTGTATAAATATACTGTATATACAAAATATTAATAAGGAGAATATATGGCAATATTATATAAAAAATTCGATAAAATGATGAAATCAGGTGGTTTAATCCGAGTCATCAACAAAACTTTCTAACTACCAGTACTTCCTATTCCACCGTCCCTATCAGTTTTCTGCTTAGGGCGTTCGTTAATCATTATTAATTGCGTTTGGTCCATTTTCTCGACCATGCATTGAGCTAATCTTTCACCGTGGATCACTCGTGTTAAACTATCAGATATGTTATGAACAAGAATATGTGTTTCATCAACATAATCAGAATCTATAATACCTACACCGTTACTTAATGTTAAACCCTTTTTAGCAGCAGCGCTGCTACGAATATACATTTTCATTACGTGATTTTCTGGTATATCAAATATTAGACCAGTTGGAATCATTACTCTTTGGCCTGGGTGTATTAAGAAAGCAGGCTGACCTTCGATCTCTTTAACGAGAACTTCTATTTTTCTATTAACAGAATTATAGGCTATAATCTTATCACCTTTATCAAACGCAGCATGAATGTCAAAGCAAGCACTGCCTTGAGTCGCGTATTTAGGGATTATTGCGCTGTCTTTTGTTTTATAAACATTCATTATATATTCACCATTATATCATAAAATTAAATTTTTGTCAACTACTTTTTTCCGTTACCTATATTGTATTTGACAGTTAATTCCCAATCATCTTTTTCTTTAAAAGAAATGATCTTAATTTGATTTAGGGAAGCAACTGGATCCTTTGTTTTATTTGGATCTACAATCTTTACTAGTTCCCATTCTTCAAGTAGGTTTACAATAGTGTTTCGTCTAGCATGATCTTCATCAGTAAACGTGTTGTGCTTGCCGTCGAGTATAAACAATTCTTTAAAATGAAGAATTGAGTATCTACCCTTTTTATGCAAGATGTGACAGGATTGAAACAACTTCTTATCTTTGCGAGAAGAAATCCCTATCCTTGTTAAAGTTTCCTTGATCTTAAGAAAACTGTCGGGTGTAGGAAGCACTACTTCGATGCCCACACCTCTAAAAATATCTTCTTGTTCCATGATACATATTCACCTGTTTAATTATTAGTGGCCACGGTATATAACCATATAAGCTTATTTATTTTTTTCATAAACTCAGCCACCTGTAATGAGGCGATCGTGCACAGATTGTAGTTGCTCTTTGTTCAATACCTTGAAGTATTGCTTTGCTACTGTTCTGTTGCATTGATAAACTTCTTGGATCGCGTCGAGATCTACGTCTTTAGTAGCCTTAGGCCATTTAGAGAATCTCTTACGCTTTCTTAATACTGCACGGTAGTAATCAAATTGTGCACCAGGAAACAGCTCGTGTCTCTGATTCATTTCATTAGCATGTAGTATTGTATCTTCGAAATTTGTAAAACCTCGGTTTACAATATAAGCGTTATATTGCTTTTCGATTATTTCTGGATTGTCTCCATCTTTTATGAGATCTACTTTACTAAAAGAAGCAGCATTCATAAAATCAAATGGATTTAAGTCACCTTTAGCCATTTTGTATCTCCTCGATTCCTATGAGTATCTCATTAAATTCTTTTGCGCAGTTAGCACACATCTTGACTTCCGCTTCTCCATCTGCTGCTTGGTACTTTAGAGTGTATTCTTCACCTCCTTCAATACGCTCACTACAGTTAAAGCATTCGATAGTTTTGCGGAAATCAATCTTAAATGGATTAGACATACTCGGATTCAATCATAACTTCAGTTAAGAATGCAACCATGTTAATCTCTTGGTCTGCAACGAAATTACTCTTGTACATATAATCAGCTAGAGTGACTACAAATCCAGGTTGAGTCTTAAACTCTACACGAGCTTGCATCATGTCATAGACACGTCTGAACATTTCATTCATATCTTGATCTGAATTAGTAGCAACCCACTTTCTCATCTCAGTAAAGTTTTTAGCTTTAAGTAGGTTGAATAACTCATCCATACTCTCTTGCTTTAGATTTACAAAGATACCTTCGTCGATTTTACCTGAAGCTGCATATGATTGTAGTTCGGTTAGTACACGACGGAAGTCTGGGAAATGCTTTTCAATAACTTTGGCAACTACTGCTTTATCGTAATCAACATTCTCGTTATTGAGAATACTAATAACACGTTTAAAGAATTGCATTGCTAGTTGAGGTCGTTCAGTTTGTTCAATAGAGAAGTCAACTTCAGAGAGTCGAGATCTTAATGGACCAATAATTCTATTCTTGAAATTACAAGTAAAGATAAACCCACAGTTAGCAGAATATTCTTCAATAAAGTTACGTAAAGCTGGTTGAACAGAAGTTGCATTTAGATAGTCTGCTTCGTCAAAGATAACATATTTACGACCACCTGTAAGAGATACAGAGGATGCATATGTAGAGATTTCATATCGAAGAGTGTCGATATTCACATTAAGGGAACCGTTTTTAACGATATAGTCACAGCCCATTTCATCGAGCATGGCTTTAGCGATCGTAGTTTTACCTACTCCTGGTCCACCGGTTAGTAATAAGTTTGGTACGTTTTTGTCATTTACAAATTTGCGAAACGTATTTTTCATTGTCTCGGGTAAGATAGTGTCTTCGATACTTTGAGGACGGTATTTTTCTACCCATAGAACTTCATTTGATTTGTGTTGCATAGATCACCTTGTGCATAATATAATATAAAAATTGAGGGGCGGGGACCAGTCGGAACTGATCCCCTATTCTCGAGAAAGGTTGGTAATCTTTTAGTCAATTACCTTATCAGCCAGTTCACCAGCTTCTACACCAACAGCGGTGTCCCCATCGGGACCTTGTTGTTGAGGTGCATTCTGTCTTAGATAAGCTTCAAGCTTATTCCTTAACATTCCTACACCAGCTAGTTCTTGACCTTGGAACCCGCCTCTTGTTGACACTACGTCAATAAGTTGCAAGATTGTAGAGAGGTCGTTCAAGTTAATGACTACTGTCTCTTCTTGTTGTTGGCCACCGAAGTTGCCATTTTGTACATTATCCATATCAATTATCCTTTATTATAAGTCGACTTTGAATCTATCGCCACAAAGTATGTGACACCGGTGCCTTTGAATTCAGAGATACCCTTTGAACAAATGGTAACTTTGTAATCCATTGGCATGAGCTTTAAGTTATCAGTTTTAATGATTACCTTAAACTCATCGGCAGTTTCCCCGATTTCAACGCCAAAGTCATCTGCGTTATCGTTTGCACTGTCGATTGCTTTCAGATAACACTTGCCGCTTTCGCCAACAAATGCGATTTCTGAAAATTGTAGAACACCTGCTGCTTTCAGTACTGAAGAAAGATCACTTTCTGTTACCTCTACAACAACGTCTTCCGACGGTATATTTATATCTTTTTCAGGCGGTGTATGAATCATTGATATATCTGCGTAGATATATTTGGTTCGTCTCTTGCCTTCTGAGATAATAAAATACTTATCACCAAACTCTACGTCTGGATCTGTATATAAGCTTAGGATTGACAAGAATCTAGAAAGATCGTAGATACAAGCTTCTGCTGGTATCGTGTCTTGGATTTCTGCAATCGCAATAAGCGTCTTTTCGGGAGTAATCGTCTTAATAGTACTACCGGGCTTTAGCAAAACTGATTTGTTAATTGCGGTAAAACTTTTTAAGACACTCAAGGTTTCGTTAGAAAATTTCATTATATATATTTCTCCTAGTTAATGAATGTATATTATAACACACTTTCATCTATTTGTCAACTGTTTTGTAAGACTTTTTATTAGAAGTCGAGTCAGCAGTTGCGGTTACACCAAGCTCTGCTATAGAGCCCATTCCACCATTAAATACGTGGGTACCAACATGGTTGAGATGCATCCAAGGACACATCCAAACCTTTAGGCCAGCATCACGTGCTTTATGACAGAAGAAGTAATCTTCTGATAAGTAGCGCTTGGATTCGGGATCGATAACACAATCGAAAAATGCTGTAATTTCTCTTGTACCATCAAATTGTTCTGTTCGTGCGTGGTCAGGTAGGTATGCTAACTCAGGGTAAGCTTCTTTGTACTTCATTAGTACATCCCTTGGTATTAACATAAATCCTGTACCAGCTTCTTGTACTTCAACTGGTTCTGATAATTTGAATTGCTTCATTCCTTTAACGGGGTTGAACACAAAGTCAGATGTGAACCTAGATAATTCAAATGGATTATCATCTGCTTTACCCATTTGAGCTGCTTTAGCAACCTTTTCCCAAGCAATTGTTTTCTTAGGATATGGGCCAGTTACGATCTGATACTTGTCTGGATCTTGTAGATGTACACCAAGTAAAGCAAGAGCATCTTTGGGATTAAACGCAATATCAGCGTCAATAAACAATAAGTGAGTACAGTCAGATCTTAAGAACTCATCTACAATGTAGTTACGTGCTCTTTGTACTAGACTCTCATTAAATAAGAAATAGTACTTTAACGGAATACCGTGTGTGGAGCATAACATACTCAAGTCATTAGTTGCTTTGGTATACATACCACTAGCTTGGCCACCATACATTGGTGTACCAACGAAGATGCTATACTTTCTTAGCTCTTCGGTTTTAATTTCAATTTTCATTAGATTTGCTCCATATCATTTTCAGCTCTAGCGATCGCTTGTAGTCTAAGCACATCTGCTAATACGTCCCAAGAACTATCATGTTGTTTAAATGCTCTTTCCCATAGTTTATCATCAGCGATCGGGCAGAAACCGTTTTTTGTGTCAAAATTAAATTTGGCATCAATATAAGTCCGCATGTCACGAACCATATAATATTTTAGATAAGTATTAAGATGGTTGCCTCTTTTTTGGCTATCAAAAAGTCTTGTCAAGATTACAGGATCAAAAGCATTACCTCTTGTCCACCAGTGACCAATATTCTCATCAACAACTAGATTATGAAAGTTAGATACAAACTCTTTAACAGTCAAGTCTTGCTGTGTTGGTTTGACACGAGCACGTACTTCTTTATCTTGCTTAGACCAAAATTCTAAAACAGAATCTTCGATCTTATATCCATAATCTTTTACTTGCTCTTGAACATTCAATTTAAATCTACGAGTCTTACTGATATCTTTCAGACCATAAGGGTTTTGTGTAAACTCATCCCAATCAAAGATCATTACTGAACAGTCAACGACTGCACACGTAGTTGGGTCAACACCCATTGTTTCAAAGTCAAGTACTAGGTTTTTCTTTTTCATTATGTCATAAACTCTGTAATATCAACTGTTGATGTGGTCTCACGTATTCTTTGAGACATATTGTCTTGGTACATGAATGAAGCATCTTCCATAGGAAGTTTGCGCTCGATCGCTGCTTTGACTTGAGTAGCCATATCTCTAGCAGTATTGAACGGAACATTTTGACAAATGTGATTGACGCTTTTCTCAGGATCAAGTAATTCATAATCTTGTGGAAGACCCATGATGGTCATGGCTTCTCTATAGTTTATATATCTATCTTCTACAGGGTGAGTCAGAACGTGAGGCATATGTACAACGAATGCACCAATATGTTTGACAGGAATAATTGTTCCTCGCCACATTACACCTTTACCTGACTTAAGCTTTTCGTATCGTCTTAAACACTTTGCAGCTTCTCTTTCAAGGCCTTGAGCAGCCATATATTCAGATAGCTCTTTGTAGTTGCATTGTCCTTTATAATCACCAAGGATCATTTCACTTTCAACATTAAAAGAAGGCTTTGTGAAAGTTTCATCTTCTCTTAACTCTTTTGCAAACTCTGCGTGAGTCATTCCGCCTTTGATTTCTTCTAAGAAGTACTTATAGTAAGGATCATCAACAGATGGAATCTTAGAGTTAATTGTTTCTGTTTGGAAATTACTTTTATTCTCCATCAATAATTGAGCGATCGTTGGATGTTCTTTTTTGAAGTAATCAAATACAGGAACTTTATTCTTAAAGTAATCTCTTTTCCAAAAGAAGTAGAATGATCGTCTTCGTATCTGCGGAGTACCATGTAATAATGTCTTCGTAGTATAGATGGTCATATTATAACCAGCTTCGTTGGCAGTTTTAAGAAGTTTCTTTCTCATAAATGCGCCAACATTGGTTGCCAAAGCAGGAGCATTCTCACCCCATAATACTTTAGGACCAATCTCGTTCAATACAAACTTAGTTGATTTTTCCATCCATTGGTTATTTGGATTGTCTTCACCGTAAGAACTGTGATAACTACTTAAGCCTGCACAAGGACATACTGATGAAACAACATCAACTTTCTTGTAACGCTTAGGTGCATTATCTCCATCAATAATATGGTAAGGTACGTCGACACCTTGTTGTGCATAATGATTTCTTAGATGTTTCTCATTACCTTCAAATCCGCTATAAGTCATCATATATTCTGGAGTGACTCCGTAAGCATCATCTGAAGCTAATACCTCACCACCGATCAGTGGTATAATTGCTGCGTGTTTCATTGTACTATTGCCTCTAATTCTTGTTGTTGTGCTCTTTTATCGAGTGGGTGATTATCGTACAGACATTCTTTTTGAGCTTTACCCAACCGCGTTTTTTCTTCGATAGTCATAGCTTCAACACTCGCAAGAGTATTACCAACATATGCTTCCCCGTATATTGAACCTTCTTTATCTGAACATACAAGTATAGACTCTACATCTGCTACTTGTTGAACACGAGATCTCCACCAACCTGAACCAGCATGATAATACTCTGGCATCATACAACCCCAGTTTTCATTATAGATTCTACACATATCAGGTTCTTTAACACGGAAGGTTTGGATACCAGCAGTGAGTTTGGTTTCTCGTCTTGGGCCAAAATTCAATACGTCCCAAGTAGGTTTTTGTTTGTTGAACCATGGCATGGTTTTACTTTGAACGATAGATGAGAATACCCATTGTAATTTCTTTTCTTCGGGTGGAAGAATAATTGGCTCATCATCAAAGAAACTTAGAATACCTGGATCTTCTCCATAGTTATTCTCAGGCCTACGATTTAGGTTGTAAGGATTTGGATTGTAATTAACAATGTCACCTTTATAGTCAAGCTTAAAGGCGTTGTTGTCACCCCCGTCAAAAGAACAGAGAAGCAATGTATTTGTTTTTCTGTTTACAATTTCACAACCTTCAATGAATGTATCAATATGATCACCAAGCTTTTCAAGTTTAGTATCACCTTTATAGAGGTCAGCCAAGTATTTGTTTGTTCCATACTCTAGGAACGGTTTACCTGTTTCTTTCCACTCTTTAAGATTCTCTTGGTATAGTTTAAACGATACAAATACTTCACGTACTTGCCAATCGTCGTTTCCGAGAATAGCGTCAGGCCTTGCTTTGAGTACATACAGTGCATCAAAAGCATGGTGACTAAAGGATTTTACAGATGATAGATACACGATTACTTTGTCGTAGGCAGTTATATTCTCACCAATACTCACAGTTCTTTGGTCGACCTCGTGTCCCATATCTTCAAGACAGCGAATCAACGAATAGTGTGAGTTTAGGATTTTGAGTTCTTTACCTAGAAAATAATCACGTGTACATTGCTCTTTATTAAAGCCAGTGATTAAGATTTTCATTCAATTTCTCCATAATTATCAAAAGAAGCTACTTAGAGAAGCTTCTGCATTATTATTATCTATTATAACACATTCTATAGTTTTGTCAACTACTTTTTCAATATTTTTTTGCCATGCCTTAAGAGAGTGTTTTTCTTTAGTCATTTCAGAGATTTCAAGTCTCTGTTCAAAAGTAGTTTTGTTTAGCGATCGTACGATATCGGCAAGGTCGTTACCTTTTACTGACGTTCGTACTTTCGTTATATGTTTATTTATGACCGGTATCTGCTCGGATGCATGGGTATCAGTTGAGTTAGTTACTAGTACAGTTGGCAAACCGTGGGCTAATGCTTCAAGAGCAGTAATACCCCAAGTCTCTACAGGACAAGTTGAAATATAACATCCAGCTTGTGCCATATAAGCCATAGTGTCTTTATAAGACAAACCACGAATAACTTCATTTGGTTTTTCCCAAGCTAAGTTGTCTTCGTGATATTTAAGATGGTCACCGTACAGTAATTCAGCTACGTGAGAAGTCAGTACAACATTATGTAATCCTGAGCCGTTTAGTTTCTTAGGCATCCAAAATGGATTCTTTGTCTTATCAGTACGGCCTACAGTAACTGCATCGTAAGTACATTCAAGCACCTTCTCATCGCCCATACTAAAAGCAGAATCAATAAAATCTACAATCGGTAGTGGTTTACCTTCAACCCTTTGGCTAAGTTTATCCATACCAATATGTTGATGTCTAGATACAAATGCAACTACTCCACCATTTGCTTGAAACTCATGCATCTGTTGCATGTGACCAATTTTAGAAATACCACCAGCAGCAGTATGACTAATCCACAATATAGGTGTATTAGTTTTTGCTTGTAATCTAGTAGTAAGTGGTGCGTTATCATAATTAACAATAACAACATCTGGTTGGTAAGTATCAATAGCAGCAGTGATTTTATCAGTCACTCTACGCTTCTTTCGATCTTCATCTGTAAAATGTACAGGGATTACATCGTCAAAGTTTTGATAGATTAATTGAGCAAATCTCTCAATTCCACCGATAACAACAGAGTCTGTAATCTCAATATTGTTTCTTGTAAAGTATGGTAGAAGTATTCTCATTGTTCAGGTAGTTCTCACTGGTACATTATAAAGGTGTGTTTATATATTATATTATTTATGAAGTTCTAACACCGTAGGTCCTTGTAGGAACTCTGTGTCGACTCCAGCTTCAACAAATAGATTAAGGGATTTAGAAAATGAAGCAACCCATTTTTCAGGAATGTTTCCATCAGTTGCCATAACAACTCTTTTAACACCAACTTGAATGATACCTCTTGCACAGTCGTTGCAGGTCGGTAGCCCCCAAACATAAATGGTAGAATCTTTTAAAGATGTACCACTGTATGTAGCGTTATAGATTGCATTCATTTCAGCGTGAATTACTGTTTCGTATTTCACTTCTTTATCTTCGTAACGTTCAGGAGTATCGGCTATTCCCTTAGGAAAGCCATTGTAACCTGTAGCTAATACTCTACGTTCGTCGTTTACAATTACTGCACCAATTTGTGTACTTGGATCTTTTGACCAAGTAGCTACTTCTCGGGCTAGTCTTGCAAATCTTGCATCCCATTTATCAGCCATTCATTAATTCCTCAATGAAATTAAAGTGTCTTTCGTACACATGGAAGTTAGAAGCTGTCCAGATTAGATTACCAGGCTCTACACCGAGAGCAAAGGCAAGATCATTTTGAACATACTTAGCCCAAGCATAATCATTATTATAGCCGAATACAGCATCGTTGGATCTCATCAAATAGTGAGATTCAAGTTTACCATCACGAATATAAAATGTATTTGCATATGTACACATAAAGTCGTTCATACCATCACGTGACATGTCAACGTGCATCGATGGACGATTGTAGATCATAGTAGCTCTACGGCTGTTTGGATTATTCTTTAACTCACGTAGAACATGCTGATATTGGCTACCATTCTCTTTTGAGTAGATACACCAACCATAATTTGAATTAATCATACCTTCAGTAGAAGCAATTGATTTCCAAATCTGTGGTGTCTCACCAGGTATATCATTAACGTTTAACGATTGTGATTTGTACCACTCAAGTTCACGTTCAATATACTTGTAAGCTGGTTTACGAATAACATAATCTTGATCAGCGATAAATGTAGCGCCAATCATTTCAATAGTCTTGGCGCCAGTTCTGTCGATAACAAAATCTTTAGCTAGATATTTGAAAGATAACTCTTTTCTTATATTAGCGACAGTCAACATTAGATGATCTCCAACAACGCTTCCATATCTTCAGCTTCGGTTACAACTGAACTGATGTTTTGCCTATGAAAAACTCTTGCAGCTTTTCTAAGGGTTGCTTTAGGAATATCAACGTCTTCTGCAAGACTTTCAATTGCTTCTTTCTGAAAAGCTCTTTCTGATTCCTGTCTTAGGAAAGAATTGCTGATCTCGTCAAAGCAGCCACGAATGCGTTTTTTGTCTTCGTCGCTCGAAGGTAAAATAATATTACTCATAATTTAGTACTCCTGTTAAATACATCTTTAGTTGAATCTTGACCTGTAATACCTTGACGACAATAAGAGACAAAGAAACTTGAATAGTTAATTAAGTCTTTTGCTGAATCTTCAAGGGACTCAAAGTTAGGATCATAATCATCTGACTGCATCGCTTCCATAACTGATTTCATACGTAGCATTTTTGCGTGCATGATATCATGTATAGTCGTGATTCCGTTAGGATAGTAGTCAGCTTGTTGAACAGTCGAGTTTGGATTTTGATAATCTCTCGACTTTTTCAATTGTAAGTCAACGCACTCTTGTAGTACATCAACTGAAACTGGGTTAACCTGTTTGGTCATTGTTTACTCCATAATAAAAGTATATTATAACACATCTAAATGTATTTGTCAACCCTTTTTTAAACAACTTTAGGTGGGATTGGTGCAGCAAATGATCCAATAGTGTTTCTCTTATCTTCTGCTTCTGCAAGTTTTCCAATTTCGCCGTCTAGCGTTTCAATGATGCCAGGATGTTCAGCCACCCCAACTACGTTTTGGAGCAATATAGCTATGTTTGCTGTATGCTCTGCAATCTGCGCGTCGTATTTCATAATAAGCGCGTTGATTATTGTTTCTTTCATTTCCATGATCTCTATCTCCTATAGATCTTTAAATTTACCGTGATTTCCTTCATGAGAAGGCGGATACCAGGACTCTGGTTTAATTAGGTCAGGTACTCCGAGTGGATTCGGTCTTGATGGTTTTTCTCCAACCTCTTTGTTCATATTTGCTAATAACACTTCGTCCCAAGCTTTATAGGGATTAACACCGAAGGCGTCAAGTGTACCGATAGCAACAACACACAGATCAATCAAGCCATCTACAATTTCTTCTGCGTCGTTCTCAGCTACTGCTTTACGTGTTTCTTCCAACTCTTCGTTTAGAAACTCAACACGAAACTTTAGAAACTCTAATAGTTTCTCTGGATTAGCTTCAACCCATTGTCTTGTAAGATATTTACCTTGCATTAAGTGTATATCTTCTACCCAATTTTTACTCATACTAATTCTCTCAATTCAGTAAATCCACCAATTGCTTCACCATCCATAGTAATCTGTGGGAAGGTTCTTGCAGTTGGAAACTTTTCAAAAAAATCATCTTGTTTGTAATCAACATCCAAGGATTTATATACAAAGTCCAATCCTTTGGACTCACATAACTGTTTAGCCATATTACAATAGCCACAGTTCTCTTTTCCGTATATTTCTATCATACGAGTTGTAGACCACCGTCACCGGGTCCGCCTGGCATGATTAGTCCTGTTGTTGCTTCAATTACTTGCTTCTTCAACTCAGGTGCAGGTTCTACTGTAAACATTACGTGTGCTTCACCGATAACAACTGGTTCACGAGTAGCATAAGGTACGAATGGAACCATTCCAATTTTACCTTCTCCTGCCGGTACTAATAGGATCGCGTCTGTTAACGTGTAAAATCCTTTATCATAGACTACTTTAGCAACAACTTCTTCACCTGTTGATAGCCTTACTATTTGAATATCTTTCATATTTTTCTCCAATGTAGGGGTATATTATAACACATTTAGAACCATTTGTCAACCGAAAAATGAGTCTAATGTATCTTGTTTCTCTCCAGTCCAGCCAAGAGGCGATATGATGTTTTCAATAGGACTGAGGAATACTTTGTTAAATTGAGTTTCGTAGTCAATGTATTTCTCTAAGCCAAACTCTTTTGGTAAAGCGCTTGGAAATGAGATTACATTCTCACGAATAGGGTTTGGTACTTTAAGATAAACGTATTTGATCTTATCGCCACCTTTAACAGGCTCGAATCGCTTAGTAAGCTTTTTCTCTGCGAGTTGGTGGTTAAATAAGATACAGCCACGAACATGGATAGGACAACCTTTATTATAAAGAGTTGTTCTGTTTTCATATTTCTGTATGTTATCAGTACCAGAGTTTCTAGCAACTTCTTCAGCAGGTAGTTTATAGAACTCTTGTCTGAAGTTTTCAATGAAGTCTTGAGTTTGTTCTTCACCTTCGTTTAGAATAACACTGAAGATCTCACGCATTTTATCACGGCAGACTTCAGGTGTGCTTGATCGTACAGACTCAAGACCTGTTACACTGATCTTTGGCTTTTCGTAATGAACACCTTCTGAGTTGAGAGTATTTAGTATGTAACGTTTCTTAGCAATAAAGATTGCTCGATCGTTAATCTTCTCTCGTTTCATTACCATAGCATTACGATAGGCACCCATGTCAGATGCAAGACGTTCGTAGCCTTGTTCAATGACCTCTTCGATCTTAGTCTGGCAGACTTTATCTAGGAACTCTTCTCCTGTCTTACGATCAATGTCTGTAGTACCATAGACTTTTTCGATCAGTGAAGCGAAGTCAACATAGATTGAGTCAGTGTCAATATAGATGATATAGTCATGGTCTTTTGTTTTGAGTACCTTGTTGAGATATTCATTTACAGACTTTTGAGCATATCGAATCGAGAGTTGACCAGACGTTGTAATAGCTTCTGCCATTTCTCCAATATAATATAAGAAGTAGATGTTTGCTGTAGCTCCGTAGAGTGAGTTCATCGAAATCTTAATAGACATTTGAGAATTATGTAATTGGTTAGCTTCTGTCTTCAGTCGTTTCTTTTCTCTTGGGTCAGTTTCAACCTCAAGTTGTTGTTCAACTGCAAGCATCTGCTGTTTGATAAGAGCACGTTCATCGTAGTACTCTTGAATGATGCCTGGGATAATACCGACTTTTTCATTACTGAAACATACACCATTAGCGCCAACCGACATACCATTCTTGTTTTTGAATTGACCATTAAGTACCATGTCTTGAGTTACATACTCACGTTCGTCTGGCATATAAGTTTCAGGCGACATATTGTATTGTAACATTAAGTGAGGATACAGTGAGTTCAAGTCAAACGATACAACCCATGGATACATACCAGGTACTGGATCTTTAACATAGCCACCAACAAGATCTGCACCACGACGGCCAGGTGACTCTTTGATAGGTGGAACGATTTTGTCTTTCATTAATCGTCTGTAGATAATAGATTCCCATATACCAACAGTACCGAAAGCGTCTTGGTAGTTTACACCACCACCATAAGCAACTGTCATAACAAGAGCAAGTAGAGATGTTTCTTCTTCCATTCTTACAATGAGCTGTGTGTCTTTAAGGTTGTAGTCAAGATATAGTTGTGGGTTCTTCTCGTATAAGTCGTTTAGATTACCATACTCAGAGTAGTCAAGTTTCTTCTCACCAAGAATAACGTGAGCAATATGGTCAAGTTTAAATGATTCTTGAGGACCATACTTGTAACCGAACTTCTTGAAACAATCCATATAGTCAATAACAGAAACACCTGAGATGTTGTAAGAAGATTGCATCTTACCAAAGAACTCTCGATTGTATTTGTTAACGTTTTTCCAAGGACTGAGTCGAGCTGCAACGTCTTCACCCATCAAGCTCATAATACGAGTTACGAGGTATTGAATATCAAAGTATTGAACGTTCCAACCTGTTACAATATCAGGATAGTCTGCTACCCATAATTCTACGAACCTTCGTAGTAGTTGCATTTCATTATCAAATTTAATAAAGACAATGTCGTCTGGATCAATACCAGTAACAGTTTGTGTCTTATCGTAGTCTTTGCGACCAAGTAGGAAGTACTTATCACTTTTAGAAGACTTGTAAGCGATCGATGTGATCTCTTTATCTGCTATTTCAACGTTAGGATAGCCATCAGCGATATCAACCTCAATATCAAAAGATACTATATTAACATCTTTGAAATCATATTTGATATCGTCAGGATAGTTTTCTTGTATGAACTGTGTAATGTAATTTGTATTACCAAAGATCTTCATGTTGGAAACACCTTTGTATTCCTCGATGAAGTCTTTGCTTTCAGCCATAGAACCAAATTGGTGTGGACTGATTTTGTAATTACCTTTGAGGGGCGTATAGCCCTCTTCGCCTGCTTTGGCGCTGCTTAGGTAGAGTGTTGGTTTATACGGTACTTTGTACGAGAAACGTTTACCGTTCTCATAACCGCGCCATAGAATGTTTTTGCCATATCGCTCGACTGAGGTGTAGAATGCTGTCATCATAGGTTTCCATATTGTAAGAGTATATTATATCACAGTTGTAGGTGTTTGTCAACCTTTTTATGCAATCTCACTGAAGTTTTTCACCTTCGTAAATGTGATAGAAGTATCAAACTTCTCAGCGAACTGATCGCCTCTGTGTGATATAACAAATACGTTATCATCAGCATTCAGACTGTGTAACGTTTCAATTAGACTTTCGATACCTACACTATCAAGTGCACCATCCAAAGTCTCGTCAAGTATCAGAAGGTTAGTAGATACTGAATTACGTAGCTTAGCAACTGATCGCCATGTTAGCATAATTGCAAGTGTGATACGTAGTTTCTCACCTTCTGAGAAAGAAGCATAAGAGAACTTATCACGGAAACGAGATTTGATTACCTCATTAAAGTTCTCATCAAGTTGAAAGTCAACAAAGAGATCAAACGCTGCTAGATACTTATTGATCAGCTTGTTCATAACAGGGATATACTGACTGATGATTCTTGCTTTGATACCACCATCTTGTAGTATTGTTTTCACTACATTCAATATCTCTCGTTCTTCGAGAAGATCTGTTCTCTCTTGATGTTTCTTTACTAGTGCTTCTTCTAATTTCTGCAGCTTAGACGTATCGACTTCTTCAACTTCTTTCTGAGCGTTATCTAATTCTCTCTTCATAGAAGATAGAGCATTCTTAGACATTTTGATTTCAGCACGATATTCTGATATCTTAAAATTAACAGACTGAATTTGATCTTCGATTTTAGATATTGAGTTGAGCCTTTGCTGATGTTCTTTGATAGTTTCTGCTACAGTTACAAGACCACTTTCAATGTCTGCTTTCAGTGTGTTCTTTTCTGATATTTGTTCTGCTTTAAAATCATGAGCAATACCTTGTTTACATGTTGGGCAGTCGTCGTTGTGTTCGTAGAACGATAACTCTTTTTCAAATGCAATACGGTTACGCTCTAGTTCAGCACGTTTTTCTGTAGCAGTTTGGAATTTCTTTTTCTCATCAGGCTTATCTGAGATGTCGTCATATAATACTTTAAGTATATCGTCTTGTGCATCAATGAGATCATTCTTTCCTTCAACAATATCAATCTCACCAACCATTCTCTCTTTAATCTTATTGACTTCAGTAGTTTTAATCTTACGAATCTCTTCGTCATGCTCTTTAGCACTTTCGATCTTAGTATCGTTGAGTTCAATCTGATAAGCGTTTTCGTTAATCTCATCCCGATTATCACTTAATGTATTTTTAGCAAGTACTCCCATAGTACTAAAGACTTGGATATCAAGTAAGTCTTCGATAATAATACGTCGCTGACCTGCATTGAGTTCCATAAAAGGAATATAGGTAGCTGAGCCTAATACAACGATTTGATTGAATGATCTATAATTAATCCCAAGAATAGATTGCTCTAAGAATTGTTGGTAATCTTTCTTAGCAGCGTCTTGGTTAATCATCAAGCCGTCTTGCCATATTTCAAATACAGCTGGTCTCATACCTCGTCTAATCATATAGTTCTTACCACCGGCAGCAAAGTATAACTCTACCAATAGTTCTTTCGTGTTGATCGTATTAATCAACTGTACTTTATTGACTTTACGAAAAGGTCTATCGTATAAGCCATAAACGACAGCATCAAGCAGTGTGCTTTTTCCTGCGCCATTAGCGCCACTAACAAGAGTGGTCGGTTTTGCATCAAAATCGATGGTTGTAAATGTGTTACCCGTTGATAAAATATTCTTATACTTTATCTTTTTGAATGTAATTCTCATTATAGATTAATGGCCTCATGATATAAGTCATCAATTACTTGCTTGACTCGTCCTTTGTCAACTTGTGTCTCAATACTATCAATGTACTGATGCAATATTTCACCAGTATCTTTTGTTTCATCTAGTATCTCGTCTACACCAGCACTTTCCAAATTTAGACTATCGTCGATTGCTTTCACATCGACTGCACCACATTCACTCATACGACTCATAAAGAGATCATACAAATAAGCGTTGGTACGGTTTTTAACAATAACTTTTACAAAAGTATCTTTATAGATATCGACATCGTAGTTAGCAACATCATCAACTGTCCAATCAGAATCATCATAATCTATTTTGTAAAAGACACGGTTAGGATTTTCGATCTTAGTCATGCTTCGATCTTCAGTATCAAATACGTGGAAACCACGACTACCATTATAATCAGACCAAGTCATTTCGTAAGGTGCGCCAAGGTATTCAATGTTTCCATACCTAGATGGATGGTGGAAATGACCAGAGTAAACATTTTCAAAATTAGTAAACACATTCATTTCAGTACCATGAGTACATGGAACACCTTTAAGCATCTCAAAGCCTTTCACTTCAAGGTGGCCCATTACAACATCTGCTGTACTTTCGGCTAACATCTTATGGTTATATTCTGCATTCTCTTTATTGATCCAAGGAAGCATTAGGAAAGTAGTATTTCCAATTGTAAGATGTTCTGCTTTATCTTCATACAAATTAAATTGTTTGAAATCATTTGTTAATAGATTCATGCTATTAACTTCATTGGTATTCGTATAGTAGATATCATGATTACCAATTAAACAATGGAAGTCTATATCACGGTCTGCTAAGTGTTGGAAGAAGAAACTTCGGCAACGCTGTAAGCTTACATAGTTGATATACTTTCTGCGATCAAAGGTATCACCAAGATCGAATACTGTTGTAATATTATGTTCGTCCACATAAGGAAAGAATACTTCCTCAAAGAATTTTCGTTGTACTTCATGGAATACACGGCTGTCTCCTCTTGCACCGAAATGTAGATCAGTGACGATTGCAATTTTCATATTAGTCCTCGCTTGTACTTAAGTCAAGCTTGTTATTTTTGGCTGTTTCAATCATCTGCTCTTCTCTAAGTTTATTAACGTTGTCAACCCACTGCATAGTAGCTAACATTTTGTTGCGCTGTTTTGTAATTTTTGCTTTCTTTGTAAGAGCACGATCGTACTTCATTCTTGAAACATGGTCTTTATATACTACACCGTTGAGATGGTCTAACTCATGCATAAAGCATCGAGCACCATAACCTTCGAGTAGTCCACTTTGTTTTTCGCCATTCTCATCTAACCATTCTGCCTGAACAGTTTTTGGTCGTTTAACGTGGAGGAATACATCTGGGAAACTCAAGCAACCTTCAACTTCAAGTTCAGTATCGTTGTCGAACTCTAAAACTTTAGGATTGATTACCATAATAGCAGTATCTTTTGATTCTCCCATAACAAAGCATCTCATATCTAAACCAACTTGACAAGCAGATAAGCCGATACCTTTGCGCTTCACCATCATATCAACCATTTGTGATTTTAGATCTGCAGCATCTTCAAATATTTGCTTGACCTCTTCAAAATCAAAATCCTTTAGCTCTTTGTTAAGAATAGGATCGGGGTAGTATACTAACTTCATAATTTACCTTCTTCTCTCATTTGTGCACGAATAGATGTTGCAGATATCTTATGGATATCTTCGCCAAGGTCATGTTCTGTAAATGTGTAACCTACTCCACGACCAAAGCTAATGTCAACAATATTCGGCACCTCTATAATTAAGTACTCACGGCCATTTTCATAACCATGTTCTCTTAGTCCATTTTCAATACCTTCAATAGTTTGTATCATACCAAACGGATTATCGTCCTGTTTGGCTGTACGCCCTGCTCCAGCATCACCTTCATATTTAAAAACGTCTCGTACCATTATAACAACTTGTCCCGTGATTGTCAAGGCTTTTTTAAATAATTGTGTGTGGCCATCATGCCAAGGCTGCCATCTGCCTAGCATCTGAACCGTTGGCTTTTTATAATCAAAGAATTCTTCTGGATTAATCATTTCCCTTTACTCCAAATTTAATATGATTATACCATAGCCTTTCGTGGCCGTAGTATAATACAAACTTAATAACTATATCAGCAAGAAATACTGCACCGACTGCCTTAGTTGGTAATCCAAAGTATAAGGCTATTAAGGCTGTTGTAATACTTGCTATAAATCTCCATGTCACTGCTTTCGCTAAGTGTCTCGCTTTTGTTACTTTCTCACTCATTAATCTTCCGTGTCTAACTTAAAAGTAGCTCTAATAATTGCAGCCGTAGTAACATGCACATCAGGTCTAAATGTATGTACAATGTGATCTACTGAAGTTGGCTTCTCAAAGATCTTATTAGTATCTTCAAAACGACCTTCTTTAATTGTATCCATCCAAACTGAATAGTCTGGTGCAAAATCAACACGAGCTTTCTCAAACGGACAAACAAAGTCTGTAATAGCAAACTTACCAGCTCGAACTACACCTTCCGATAGGAACTTCATTCTCAATGCTTGTCTCATACGACCTTCATCACTAAAATCCCAGTCGTCATATTGTTCTCTTACCTGGTCAGCGTTTATCCAAACACCTCCAAGCTCTTTTGCCAATGGTTCAGCAAGATAACTCTTACCAGATCCTGGCAGACCAAAAATCAAAATCTTCTTCATTACTTTTCTTCCGGTTTTGTCTCGGATGGTGGTTGCTTCTTAAATTTCTTTTCAAAGTCATCTATAAATCTGCTTATATACTCAGGCGGTTCGTTCATTGTGATAGTAGGGCCTTCGCCAGTATCAGCAAGGATGCTTTGAGTTAGCATGTTTTGTGATGCTTTAAACTTGATATAGGTTTGCTTCTTCTCTTTTTGTATTCGTCTTAGAAATGCAAACCAAATAATCTGTGTAAAATATGCAAATGGGTTTTGGGATTTCTCAGGATCAAAATTGTGAAGGTACTGTAAGCAATTCTCAATTCCGTCTGATATCATTTCTTCTTTATATGAGTAGCCTGAAAAGTTTGGTTTGGTTGCTAGCCTTGTGCCAATCAATAGAATGCACTTTCCAATGTATTCAGGTACTTGTGGGGCTTTTTCTCCTGAAGCTTCAGCGTCGTTACATAGTGTTCTGTATGCTACTAATGCTGCAAGCAAATCAGGATTGTTCACGTAGTTGCGTTTTCTCGCCATTATTGAATCCTTTTAATGTTTATTCTATAAAGGTATAAGCTCTATAGGGTTATGTTTCTCAATTCTTTAAAGGTATAATTATAACACACTTTTGAGGGTTTGTCAACACTTATTTTATCTTGTTAAATTAAATGAAAATAAATGAAAAAAACAGTTGACAAATGGTACGAAGTATGGTATAATAAGGTTATCAACCTTTAAGGCACATAATAGTTGTACTAATCAAACCTCTATAGTATAAATCTTGTATGCAAATTGTTCTGTTCCGTAGATTTCAATTCGCTTCTTAAAATGCTTCAACGTGTAGTTCTCGAAAGAGCCGACCGATAGGTCGTCCGTTATATCATATAGAGTAGCTTGCTCCGAGTCCTCAGCCTTCCTTAAAGTTCTACCAATTGATTGTAGCACCTTAATTTCAGATTTTGAGCCAGTAGCAAATATCACATTATCCAATCTTTTCAAATTAACACCCGTAGAGAATACTCCGTAGGAAGCAAGTATGTCATGTCGCTTCTCTGGGTCATTTTCTATTAAGTGTCTAATTTCTTCTCGTTCGGTGCCTTTAGTACCACCGTAGATAAAATGTAGTACACGACCTTCCTTGCGAAGCATCGGTTCAAGCACCTTACCATGTTTTTCAACTAAATCAAACAGAACTAGGTTGTTCTGTCCCTTTAGAGACCATAACAAATTTCTTATAAAAAGATTTCTCTTTTCATTATTAACAATAAACTCTCGTTCAGCTGGCCATTTCTTTGTGCCATCTAAATTCTTGAGCGCATCTTTAAACTTCTTGCGGGTTTCGACACTATGGGATAGTACGATCGCCTTCACTTTAAAATCAGCAACGGTTCCTTTATCCATGAGTTCTTTTGTATTCACAAATCGTTTGACTTCGCCAAAGCAACCTTCTAATACAAGCCGATGTGTTTTACTTTCAGCTGATTTCAGTGTACCAGTAAATCCATGACGATACTCACAGTCTGTTAACTTTTCCATAATAGTAGTTAAACTTTTAGATTGAAACGTATGTGCTTCATCTCCAAGTACAACTGCAAATTGGTCGAACCAATCTTTTCCTAATTTTACTAGTGACTGCCATGTTGAGATAACAATCGGTGAGCTTGTGTTTTTATCAACACCACCTTGAATAGTATAGATATCGTTTTCGTCACAACCATAATCTACAAAGTCACCTTTCATTTGATGTACTAATGAGATAGTTGGAACGATAATTAATGTACGATGGCCAAAAGCTTGGAAGTAGTGTTGTTGAATCAAATAGATTATTAAAGACTTACCAGATGATGTCGGTGATAGAGATAAAGATCTACGCTTACGCAAAGCGTTAAGGACATAGTCGTTTTGATAGTCTCTTGGTAGAAATTTACAATTGATTTCTTTAGCGAGTTGTACAGGGTAGTCATCATCAAAATCCTCGTCTAATCCTATATGATCTGGAGCAGATAAGAAATATCCACGATCGTCACAGAATTTTTTAATGTGTGGGTAAAGGCCAACGTAGATAGTTGGTCTCATAGGTTGGAATAGTCTAATAATACCATCCCACATTCTATTCTTATAAGCAGGAACGAATTGATAACCTTCAGGCCTAAAACTAAAGTGCTCAGATAATTCCATGAGTGTGCCACTGTCTGCGACAATTTTCATATGAACCGAATTAATCGGCTCGATCGTTATCTGTTCGCTCATTATAGTTTAACCGCCAATATTACAAGTATTGCAGTTAGTAGAATATTTGTGAAAAAGATGCCGATCGCTAATATAGTATGATACCATATCCATCTTGTTTTGTATGCGTTTTCGATAGTAACTTCGTTTGGGTCTGTATCATCAGCCATTACATCAATGACCTTTGGTTCTGCTTCTGCAGCACGGTCAAGAGCTTGTTCAGTAAGGGTAGCTTGTGTATCTTCCCACTGACGGTTAGACTCTAGTTTCCAGCCCCATTCTAAAAGTTTATCCCACACTGATCGTTCACCTTTATTCATTGTATATTCCTATTTATTAATAGTCTCCTGATTGGAATTTAAGCATATCAA